AAAAATAATTATGAAATTTATACCACACAAATACCAAGAAAAAGCTATTAATATGATAATAGATAACCCCTATTGCGGACTATTCTTAGATATGGGATTAGGTAAAACAGTATCAACACTTACTGCTATTAATATTCTAATTTATGGCGACCTTTCTGTCGATAAAGTTCTTGTAATAGCCCCCAAAAATGTTGCCGAAAATACTTGGTCAAGTGAAATAGAAAAGTGGGACCATTTAAAAAAACTTACTATATCAAAAGTTTTAGGTAATGAAAAGCAAAGGAAAGAAGCTTTAAATAAAAAAGCAGATATTTATATTATAAATCGTGAAAATGTTTCTTGGCTTATAGGCTTTTATGGTGGTAGCTATTTTCCTTTTGATATGCTTGTAATAGATGAGTTGTCCTCTTTTAAAAGTCCAAAAGCCCAAAGATTTAAAAGCCTTAGAATGGTAAGACCACTTATTAAAAGAGTTGTTGGACTTACAGGTACACCTGCACCTAACGGATTGATAGACTTATGGAGCCAAATGTATTTAATAGATAAAGGCGAAAGATTAGGAAAAAATATTACTTCATATAGAAGAGAATACTTTGTACCAAATAGAACTAATGGTATGATAGTATTTGATTATAAACTTAAAGCTAAGTCTTGTGAAGATTTGATTAAAAATAAAATAAGTGATATTTGTGTAAGTATGAAAGCAGAAGACTACCTTACACTTCCATCATGTATTTATAGAAATGTTGAGGTTTGCCTTGATGATAAATTGATGAAAGAATATAAAGACTTTGAACGTGAACAAGTTTTGAAATTGTTTGAAGACGATACTACCATAACAGCTGTAAATAAAGCAGCAACAGTTAATAAATTATTGCAATATTCAAATGGTGCAGTTTATGATGAAGATAAAAATTATCATATTATACACAATGAAAAATTAAAAGCATTAGAAGATATAATTGACACTTCTAATGGAAATAATGTACTTGTCTTTTATAATTTTAAAAGCGACCTTGAACGAATAAAAGAAAGATTAAAAATATATAATCCAACTGTTTTAAAAGGAGAAAAAGAAGTGATCAATTGGAATAAAGGTAATATACAAGTATTATTAGCACACCCAGCATCGGCTGGACATGGACTTAATTTACAAGGCGGGGGGAATATTATTGTATGGTTTGGTCTTACTTGGTCATTAGAATTATATCTTCAAGCTAATGCCCGTCTATACCGTCAAGGACAAACGAAACCAGTAATTATTCATCACCTACTTACGAAAGGCACTTATGATGAAGATGTTATAAAAGCATTGAAAAATAAAAATGAAACACAAGAAGAATTGTTAAAAGCCCTTAAAGCAAGAAGGGATTACTATCTCAGCAATTTTAAGATTTCTTAAAAATTTATTAAGATTTCTTAAAAATTTATTAGGATTTCTTAATAGTTTACTAAATATTATTTTTTTTTTAGATAAAATTTGTATAATTAATAATTTTTATGTAATTTTGTGGCATTATGAAGGAGAAGAAATTGACAATAAAACAAGAGAAGTTTATTAATAAATATTTGGAATGCGGAAATGCCTCGGACGCTTATCGTTTTGCTTATGATAGTTCTAAAATGAAAGAAGAAACCGTTAGAAGCAAGGCTTGTATATTATTGACTAAGGGCAATATAAGGGCAATACTGGAAGAAAAACAAGACGAGTTAAAGAAAAAATCCACAATAACAAAAGAAAGAATTTTAAAGGAACTTGAAAACATACTGGATAGCAATATAAAAGATTATGTGGATTTTGATGGTGTTAATATTAGATGGAAAGCATTTAAAGACTTGACCGAAAAGCAGTTAAAGGCAATAGAGAGCATAAAAGAAGGTAAGTATGGAATAGAATTGAAGTTGCAAGGAAAGAGTTGGTCTATTGAAAGAATATGTAAAATGCTTGGATATGATATGCCAGAAAAACACGATTTGACAACTGACGGCAAAGAAATTAAGATAGAAGTAATTACAAGCAAAGACCAAATAAAAAAGCAAGAATAACTTTATTATGCAAACAACAAGAATATATGAGATATTAGATGAAGCGGTAAATAACGGTTTTACTATTGTGTCAGCACAAGGTAGTAGTCGTTCAAGCAAAACTTATAATATCTTAATATGGCTTATTGTTTATGCACTCTCTAATCCTAATACAAGTATTTCTATTGTTAGAAAGACATTGCCGGCAATAAGGCGTTCGGTCCTTAGAGATTTACAAGAGATACTTGGTAAGATGAATTTATACTCTTTTTTTGAGTTCAACAAAAGTGAGCTTGTCTTTACATTTAGCAATGGTAGTTTTATAGAACTGTTCTCAACTGATGATGAACAGAAAATAAGAGGAAGTAAAAGAGATGTATTATTTGTTAATGAGGCTAATGAGCTTTTATTTGTTGATTGGCAACAGCTTAAAATGAGAACAACCAAGCTGGCTATTTTGGATTACAACCCCTCTTTCTCTGATGACCACTGGATTTGTACATTGAATAAAGATAAAAGAACTTTTCATTTTATTACTACCTATAAAGATAATCCATTTTTAGAACAAACGATAATAGATGAAATAGAAAATTTGCAATATACTAATCCGTCTTTATGGCAGATTTATGGACTTGGACTTCAAGCACAAGTGGAGGGCGTAATATTTAAGAATATAGATACTATAAAGGAAATGCCTCAATACTTAAAGCACAGGTGCATTGGTATTGATTACGGCTTTACTAACGACCCAACGGCTATAATTGAATGCGGAGTGTATGAGAATGATTTATTTGTTAATGAATTGGAGTACTCAACGCAACTATTAACAAGCGAAATAATAAAAGTATTAAAAGAAAGAAAAGAATTAAAGTCTATTAGCGAAGTAGATCCACGACTTATTCAAGAGATAAGCAACGCTGGACTTATGATTGAACAAGTGAAGAAAACAGATATTATGATAGGTATTGCAAGAATGCAAGAGTTTAATCATATATACATTACTGAACAAAGCAATAACGTATTGAAAGAATTTAGAAACTATACATACATACAGGACAAGAACGGGAAATGGATAAATAAGCCAATAGATAAATTCAACCACGCCATAGACGCAATAAGGTATTATGTTATTATGGAATTAATGACAAGACAAGCACAAGGAATAACAAAATCAAAGGTTTTTTATGATTAAAGAATTAAAAGAATTATTAGCAAAGGCGAATAGCGAATATGAATACTATTACGCCACGAAGAAAGAGCAAAACCAAAACAATGAAGAATTGCCCTTTGGCTCAAAATATGTCTATATAGAAGAGTTTAATCAAGGCTTTTTCTCTATACAGAACGGATTTATAAATAAGACAACAAAAGCAAATATATACTTCTCAAAGATAGTAGATTTGCAAACACTAACAGCAGAGATAAGAGAAGATGTAAGAGAAGAAATAATAAAAGATATTATAAAACCTTTTATTAACCTTTATAATAAAAGCGATTACTTTTACCCTTTGACAAACTTTTCTTTTTATCAGACATTACCACAGTTCAACAATGGAGAAGTATCTATTATGTTACAATTTGATTGCAAAGAAAGAGAAAAATGTTAATATGAAATACAAAGAGATAGACATAAGAAATAGTGATGAATTTACATTTGGTCAGTACATCAAATTAAAGGCTATTATTTCACAAGAAGATAAAGAAATAGAGATAATAGAGAAGATAATACTATGCTTGTATAATAAGAAACCAACAAGAGAAGACTACAAAGATATTTCTTTCATTAGCTACATTAATAAGATAATAGATGATATGGTTTATTGGATAAAGCAAGAGAACAAAGCCTTATCTTATACGCCGTCAATAGAAGAAAGAGAAGCAGGTATTGAAGAGCTTGGCGAAAGTGTTGGAAGTTTTTCCATTGTTAAGTCTTTGGCAAAGGAGTATTCAAAAGACCCAGATGATATTTTGAATTGGTCTTGGAAGAAAGTATTTTATATACTTTTAACTGATAAGAAAGAATTTGACTATAAAGAGAAATTTAACAAGATACTTGAAAGAAAATACAAAGTAAAATGAACGAAGTAATAGATATTAATTTAAGAGGTTTTGACTTGGAGAAGTTTATGAATGACTTCAAAGATGACATATTGTTTGCTTACAACAACAACCCTCCAATAAGTAAGGCAAGCGGTTTCACTGGGAAAGGCTTTGAAATTAGAAACATAAACCCTTTACAAAGTCAATTATGGGGATATAGTTATAGCAAAGTTTTGGAAACTGGGCACGGACCTGCAAGAGTACCTTATAACTTTGCTTTGATAATTAAGAATTGGGCAATAGCAAAAGGGATAACATTTGCAACGGTAGCAGATCTAAACCGTTTTGCTTATTTTACTGCCGAGAAAATACAAAGAGAGGGGACAGCTCTTTATAGAAATGGAGGAAGAACTGATATATTTACAGAAGAAATAGAGAACTTGGGCAATACACTCTTAAATAATTTAAGCATAGTTTTTTCGGAAGAGATAAAAAATGAAATATTCAAATAATAAAACAATAAAGAAATGGCAATAATAGAAACAACACCACCAGCAATCCACACAGCATATAACCCTATAATAGCCAAAATAAATTCGGGTATAGAAAGGACAGATAAGAGCACAGTAGAAATACTACAAAGCGATACCACAACGGTATTAGCAACATTGGAAAGGGAATATTTTAATAACATTGCAACTTTTGACTTAAACCCTATTGTTAAGACTTTATTTAATAATGTTACAACAGTGATAAACGATGTGTCAGGCGTTGCGACTTCTCTTGTGCTAAATTATAACTTATTTGTTTTATATGACATAAAATATGTTCTTTCACGTACAGAAAATGTTATTAAAAAGTTAATGGCAATAAATGCTGTCTCTCAACTTGGCGAAACACAAGATTACTCTTCAATGCAAGGGAAGTTTTTAACTAATTTCAGTAAGTTGAAGTTTTATTCAAACTACCCTTTAACTATTACTTTCTTGCCTCACATTAATAGCTTTGTTTATTGTAGAATGGCAACAGATACAACGATAAGAGATATTAGCACAACAACATATAAAGGAGTATTTGAATATAACGTAAACGGTGACGGTTGGTTTGAGATAGCCACTACAGCAGATATGGAAACCTTATTGATGAGTGAAAATAACTCTGTAATATACGATGAGAGCGGAAATAGAATTTATGTTGCAGACGCAAGCACTTCAAACGAAGTAAGATTAATTCAAATACAAAACTGTTGTGTTCCTATTAACCCTTATTATATGCGTTGGATAAACGATAAAGGGGGCTTTGATTACTTTATGTTTGCTTATAACCAAGAGAATAAGAAGAAGACAGAAAATACATCTGTTTACAGCCCTTATTATGAAGACGTGCAAACGGCAGAAGCTTTAACGAAAGTAATAACAAAAGAGGCTTCAACGAAAATAACAATAGGAGCCCAAAATTTAGACGATGAAGAATACAAGGCTGTAAGTAAGATAATATTCTCGCCAAAAGTTCAACATTACGATGAAACACTTGGCAAATGGATAGATGTATATATTGATAATACAGAGTTGAGTTCAACAACAAAAGAGTCTTTGCATTCAATAGAATTAACTATTGAAAACGGAACTTATTTATTGCAGTATTAATAAAAGAAACAAATAAACGTAGATTATGAAAGACGAGGAAATAGACAGATTAATTAAAGAGAATGAAGAAGTGTTAAAGTCTTTTGAGCGTATTAATCTTATAACACGAAAGACCTATGAGAGGATAGAGATTTACGCTTATTTTAAAAAGATGTTAGCAGTACCAATGCCACGAATGGAAGCTTATGCTGCCACCGCTGTTAAGTTCAATAAGAGCGAAGATGCAATAATTAGAATAATTACTAAAATTCATTAAGATGTATAAGTTAATAATAGAAGATATAAATGGGGTTTGGAGAGTTGCCGACCTTGGAGAAGACAAGCCAGCAATGACATATCAAATAAACAACCTTGCAGAGTTAAAAGATAGACAAGCGGATTACTCACAAGAAATAAACTTGCCTTTGACTCCAAATAATATTCATTTGTTGGGCTTTTCTCATTGCCCAGATGTAGTCACAGAGATACCCTATAAGAAATTAAATTGCAGACTTTATTCAAATGATTATGAGCTTGCAGGAATAGGAAGTGTCATTTATATAGATAGTGTAACAGATGAAAGTTTTGTTTGCCAAATATTAAGTGGCAATGCTAATTTATTTGACACGATGACAGATACGACATTAAAAGATATAGCAGACACTTCAATATTAGGAAGTGTCGTTGTCGGTCAAACAAATGTTCCAATTTGGGCAAAGATTTTATCTTGTTGCATAGGGAAAGACCAAAACAATAACAATGTGATAAGTACATTTTATTTTCTTAATCTCTATAAAGTAATAAACAACCTTGTAACATATCTTGGCTATTCTTTAATAAGCAATGTAACAGAAGAGGAACAAAACAATATATATTTTAGTATATCTACATTAAAACCACTTAATCCTTATAGCCTTAACACATTTAATGACAATATATCATTTACTTATAATAGAATAATACAGGCTTTGAGTGATAGAGCTTTTTCTGCTAACATTAATACAACAGTTTTAAATCAAGGAATAAACACAACAATAAATGATAATATTATAACTTTAACTTCTAATATAACAGGAAAAATAGAAATACAATATAATATTACAGGCGTTTTAAAACAATGGTATGCAATAAATGATGCATATGGTTATTTTAAATTTATTATAAAACATAATGGCGAAAAGGTAATTGAGAATAATACTTATACGGATTTTGGAATATTAGCAGAAACAGATTTTACGTATTCGAAAGATTTTGAATTAGATGTAGAAGAAAATGATATAATAAATATACAAGGTTATATTTACTTAAAAAGAGATATGAGAGCAACCGACTCTTTAGCAGTAGGATTAACTTTGAATAACTCTTATATTGAAATAACAGAAGAAACTGCCGAAGTTGTCCCAGTAGGTGGCACTTTGTTCTTTCAAAATAATACTGGCTTTGATAATTGCCAAGACTTGTTTAAAGCTTTTTTGCAGACGTTTGCTTTGATTTGCAAGATTGACAACGTAAATAAAAAGGTTTATTGCTATTCATATAAACAGCTTTATGATAATATTCATAACAGCAAAGATTGGAGCAAAAAGACGGTATTAAATAAAGAAAGCACTTTATCTTTTGATTTAACTTCTTATGGACAAAAAAACAGTATCTCAATGAAAGAAAAAGACGACTACACCGACAAAGGCTATTTTGAAGTTGCAAACGAAGTATTAGACAAGAATAAAGAACTTTTTTCTTTGGCTTGGGAGAGTGGCAAAGATATATCAACAACAATAAATAACGCAACAACAAAGATAGCTTTCATTCCCGTGTATGAGTGGGATGATGACGGAGTAAAGAGTTTTAAAGAAACAACACCGCACCTTGTAACTGTTAATAGTGCGACAAATATACCTACACACTTCACAGCTCAAAACATAATAGACACTTTTTATACAGAGATAAAAGACAAGTTACTTGCAAACGCTAAAATACTTGAAATATACTTGTATCTTACTGATGAAGATATAAAAGACTTTGACGCCTTTATGCCAGTGTATATTGCAAGATTTGGTTTGTATTTCTATGTGAACAAGATAACGAACTATGTAAACAGCAAGCTAACAAAAGTAGAATTAATAAAATTATAAAAAAGAGTATAAAAATGGCAGATTTACAAAAAGATTTATTATTAAATGTTGAAATAAAAGGCACAGAGGCTTTGAAGAAGTTAGCCGAAATGAAGATTGCAGTGCAAGACTTACAAGAGGCAAAGAAGAAAGAAAGCGGAGCAACAGAAGAAAGCCGACAAAAGATTGAAGCTTACAACCAACAAATAAAGGCAGCTACAACTGTAATGTCTTCTTACAGCAGAGAAATCAAAGGAAACATACAAACCGAAGTAGAAAAACAAGGTAGTATTGACCAAATGAAAAGTCGTCTATCTTCTTTGACTGCCGCTTACAATAGATTAAGTGCAGAAGAAAGAAATAGTGCTAACGGGCAAGGAATAAAACAAGAGATTACAGGACTTACAGCAAGTCTTACGCAAGCAGAACAAAGTCTTGGAAACTTCCATAGACAAGTAGGAAATTATGAACTTGCAGGAAAGAGTTTGAGAGGGGAATTAAGGCAATTAACGCAACAAATGGCTGAAATGCGACTTGCAGGCGAAACAAATAGCGAAGAGTACCAAAAGCTCGTTCAAAAGGTCGGCGACTACAAAAAAGCTATGATTGGAGCAACAAAAGAAATGGCAAATGCAAGCGATAGAAATTTAATGCTTAATGGAGCAATACAAGCCGTTCAAGGTTTGACTTCTGCTTATGCTTTATATAATTCGGTCGCTGGATTAGTAGGTGCAAAAAATGAAGAGCTTAACAAAATTGCTCAAAAGTCAATGCTATTGCTAACTGCCTTGAACTCTTTGGAACAAATAAG